GTCTCGCCGTCCACGTTTCCGGCGCCGGAGAGCGCAATGAATTTCACGCAGTCAACCGGATCTTTCGTCGCGCCCTTCTTGCCGTCCGCTCCGGTATAGGTCGCCAGCGCGTAGATCGTGTTCTTGCAGCGCTCCGAGATGTAGAGCTTCGGCTGGTTGAGCGCGTTGACCGGCTGCTCAGGGTTGTAGTGCAGCATGCTGTTGACCATGGCGATGCCCTCGTCAATCGAGTCGGCCGGTGCGGCGAGGAAGTCCACGCCCAGCTCGCCCATCTCATCGATCAGGGTTGTCGGCATCTCGCGCGCGAGCGTCGGCGCGTTGCCAAAGCGACTGTCCATGTATCTCTCGAAGATCTTCTCGCCGTTCTCGACGCGCTTGATCTCCTCGACGTATCGCTCCAAGCCGAAGCCGAAATCGCTCTGCGCCGGTCCCGCCTTTCCGTCCATCTTCTTGCCGTCCGGTAGCGCCCACTCGCCTGCGTAGCCAATTGATGGGATGTAGTCGTCCATGCTTGGCCATTCACGGTAAATTATGCAGCGACCGGCCGAGTCGTGGACGGACCAGAGCTGAAACCAGTTTCTGCCGCTGGCCGGATCGACCCAGTGATACCGCGTGCCCTCCGGCACGTCGCTGTGCCTGATGACGTGAACCTTCTCGTTGAATAGTGGGAAGCGGCCGGAGATGGCCTTGGTGGGCACGCCATAGGCGCGACAAAGTATCCGCTCGCGGGTCTCATTCTGCAGCTCCTTGCGCATGCGAGACCATCCGGCCCATGGATTGGCGCGCGTGTGGAAGTAGAGCACCGGCCGGTTGCGCGTGCTCATCTGCAGGATCGGGACTTTCTCGTATCCGGTAACGATTTGCTCGCCGTCCTTCTCTGCGCGCTTCGGCAGCAACTCGGCGTCGGCGTCCTCGACTGTTTTTGCGCCGTTCAAGTAGGACGCGACGGTCGGACTGTAGCCTTGGACCGGCGTGAACGTGACCGCGAGCTTGCCATTGCGGTCTACGAGACGAAAACGAAGCGTTTCAAGCAAATCCAGACCGACCAGCTCGTCGCACCATGCCATGTCCAGCTCGGCGCCTTCTATGACACTCAAATCCTGTGCGTAATTTTTGAAACAGCAGATACTGCCGTTGGGTGCCACGAATTTTGCCTCACTGAATCCGTTTTTGACCGTGTAGCTGATGTTTGTGACCTGACTTTTGCGCGCATTGCGCCACTCAGGGGGCATAAACTTCCACAGGCGCGGCTGCTGCGACTCAATACTGGTCGCGGATGTCTCGGCGAAGCACCAGACGACGGCTCCGGCCTTGCTGTGCATCAATTTAATAACCTCCTTCGCCGCCCACTCCGTTTTTCCGCTCCTGTTTCCGCCCATGACGAGCAGCTCTCGGTGTTTATCGAGGAGTTCGCTGGCCTTTTTCCACAGCGGCGGCACATAACCAAAGCGGAACGGATCGCTCGCCTCGCGCGCGATTAGCTCCTCCCTCGTTTTGAGATACTGCCAGCCTTCCTCCGGCCCCAATTTGCTCAGAAGATCGGCGTCGATCTTCATCACAGGGTGCTCGGTCGGCTGAAACCGTTGTTTCTGTTCGTTCACTCCCTCTGTGCAGACTCCGCTGCGCTCTCCCCTCTAAAATGTAATGGGCGCTGACTGGTTAGCGCTCGGCCCCTCCCAGAACCGATTTGTTAAGCCGTGTCAGCGCCCAAAGTTGCTATGTCTAAATAAAAATGTCTGCGCTTCATGTCGGTGTGCTTTTGCTTCACTACTGCGCGGCAAAAAGAAGCGGCTCGCTCTCTGCCTCGCTGACGGAAGACCAAAGGCTTGGAGTCACTTCGCCAAGGCGCTGGTCAATCAGGTTGACGTATTCTGGATTCAGCTCACACAAGATGGCGTTGCGCCCTTCCTCCATGGCGACCTGTCCGGTCGTTCCGCTGCCACCAAATGGATCGAGAACCGTTCCGCTCGCAGGACATCCCGCCACAATGCAGGGACGAATAAGGTCTGGCGGGAATGTGGCAAAGTGCGCCCCGCGATAGGGCTTTGTGTTGATGTTCCAGACGGATCGGCGGTTCCGCATCCCGTCTTCTGCGATACCCATTGCCCCCTGTTTCATGGGTTCTTGTGTTCGACCGCCCCGATTGCTCTGGTAAAGAGGCGTGGCGTTCATTTTTCGTGGCTGGTCTTTTCTGACCGTGCCAGCGAGTCCGCTTGTCGCATGCTCCTTAATTGCGTCCGCGTCAAAAAAATATTTTGGCGACTTGGATAACAGAAAAATGTATTCGTGCGCTTTCGTGCATCGGTCGGTCACGCTCTCTGGCATCGGGTTTGGTTTGTGCCAGATGATGTCTTGACGCAGATACCAACCATCAGCTTGTAGAGCAAAAGCTACTCGCCACGGGATGCCGATAAGGTCTTTGCGTTTGCACCCGCTCGGAATCCCGCGATACCGTTGGGCTTCAGTCAGCGTATGTTCTGTCCCTCGATTGCTGATCTGTTTTTTAGAATCTCCACCGCGCCCGAACGTGTCATTCGCGTAGCTATCCCCAAGATTCAGCCAAAGCGTTCCGTCGTCTCGCAGGACTCGCTTCACTTCGCGGAACACAGAGACAAGTTGCTCGACAAATTCTGTCGGCGTTTGCTCAAGGCCAATTTGTCCGTCGTGTCCGTAGTCGCGCAGACCGAAGTATGGAGGCGAAGTTACGCAGCAATGCACGCTGCCATCCGGCAGTGTCTTTAGCGTTTCGCGGCAATCGCCTGTGAGAACTTGGACGCTCATTGTCCGTTGGTCACGATGTCTAAAGTCGGATTCTCGGAAAAATGAAACTGGTCGCTGCGGACGTGCAGCGGTTGGCCGGTGGACTCCGGCACAAAAGTCCAAATGTCGTTCGCCATGCCGCCCTGCGGCTGAACGTAGAGCAGCCACGCGGTGCCGACACCGGAGACTTCGGCGCGCATGGGGTATGGTGACCAGCTAATCATGAGAAAAAGTAGAGCGGCCTCCGTTTTATGCGGTTACGAAGGCAGGGGTATGAAATGACCAGACCACAACGTCCGCCGCATTCCCTGACGCTCTAAAGTTTGATGGCGCCCCACTAGTCGTGCTCTGTGGGGCTGGGCATACCGGCTTGCTCCGAGGCGCGCACCACCATGCGCGCCTGCACGAACCCGCTTTTGCCATCAGAAAATTCATTTGGCTTGCTTGCGCTTGCGCATCTCCGCGCACAAAGCATCCGCCTTCTTCTTTGCTGCCGCGGCGACAAGTTTGGTGCGCTGCGTTTTGAGCAGGGCAATGGTTTTGTCGATTTCGGCGATTTCCGGTGTCATAATGTCGTATTTACTCATGAATCATGGCCGGATGGTCATGTGCCAAAGACCGATCTGGCTAACGCTGTAGCCAAACCAGACCACACCGGCCCAAAAGTTGTGCTGTATGCAGAATTGATCGATGGCCACAGCGAGGTAAGCGAGGCCGACCAAGGCTATGAGGATTGCGCTAGTCATTGGTTGATGGCTCCCAACGCTGCTTCGATGGCCTCCGGTCGCTCGATTGTCATCCCATCGAACGGACGCAGCGGGCCGCAATACCACCAAGACGGTCGCCCTTGGCCTGTTTTCCGCCACTGTGGCTGCATTGCCTCGTGGCCGTATGCCCAACCGCGGATCATGAATCCCTTCATCGGGTCGCACACCACCAGCACATAGCGCCTCGCCGGATCGTCGTTGTCGCGCACGATCAGGGCGCCGTTAAGGTGGACCGTGCTGCGGACCTCGATGTCGTCGCCAACGTCGGCCCGCTTGTGGAAGCTATTCGTCGCAGGCAAATAGGTTTTGTCGAACCTGCGGCCGACAACAATCTCGGCGAGAATGCCGCCGATGTCGCGCGCCATGATCTCGCAGTAGTCCGAGTCGTAGGTTGTAGCCGCGTTCAGCTTCATGACCCGCGCTTCGAGCCAGCGCAGCTCGGCGATTTTGATCGCCTCCATCAGCGTGGTAAGGCGGAATGGTTTAAGGACGACGTCGCTCATTCCATGACCCTCCTCCATTTGTCCCTCCACATACTGCGCGATATAACTCCGGCAGCTTCGGCGACAGCTTCTTCGCTCAGGTGAGGGAAGACGTCGTGGAGCAGCTCATGGACAATGGTGTCCATTTCATCCACGCCGCTTTGCCGCGGGTCGATATACACGCGACCATCTCCGAGGGTCATGCCGTCAGCTTTCTCGCGGCCCAACTTTCGGCGGATGATCGCTATGTATTTTCTACGGGGCATTAGGCTTTGGCGTTGCACTCGGCGCCGCACGCAGCGTAGCCAGCAATATCGACCCAGTTGTCCGCTTTGGGGCGGTGAGCTTGGCGCGCGATTTTCACGCAGATCATCAGCGCAGCGATATCACCGGCCGTTACTTGCACGGCGTAGCCATTGCTGCGCGTCAGGTATGCGCTAATCATCGCGGCCTGCGTTGCGAAGTCATCGTCGGGCGGGCCGTAGTCTTCGTTGCGCGCTCCGCAAACGGCGGACGAGGCAGCGTCGAGTGTCTCCTTTGCTGTTTTCATCAGGCGGCTTTCTTGTAGCGCAGGCTTGCGTAGTGCAGGTTGAGGCGTGCCTCGAACAGCTCCCACTCGTTGTCCGAAGAGAACATCCACTCGATGCTGTGATCGTTTGCCTTCTCCTTGCCGATGCGAACGACCGCGCGGCGCTGAACGCGCTGCTCCGGCCGGTTCTCATTCCATAAGCGCTCATAGGCTGCGAGCTGCAGCTTTTGCGACAGGTAGATGCCGCTCGACGTCTTCCAGTCGAGCAACACGATGCGGCCTTCCTTGTCTACGGACGGCGCGTCGATCGTGCCGCCAAACAAGTGCGCCTCGCTGACGAGCTGCACTTCCGGTTCCAGCACCGTGAGGCCCTGCTCGTTCCAGAACGACAGGAAGTTATTGAACGCGACGCCCGCCTTCTCGACGTCGGCTGGTGCGAACTCGGAGAGGTCAGCCGCCCAGCCGTGGAAGAAGCACTCGATTAAGAAGTGCGTGATTGTCCCGATGTCGGCCGCGCGGTCGCGCACCTTGCGGTAGTCTTGGTTCTTGTTTCCAAGACCCCATGCCCAGTGGATCAAGTTGCTCTGGTCGTCGCCGATTTTGGAGATGGTCGAGGCGCCGACCACTTGCGTGCCGTCTTTGAGGATATATTTCTGGTGCGCTTTCAGCTTCTCCAAACGTACGAGTTTGCGTCCGTCTGCAGCGAAGCGCTCCGGCGCAGGCTCCGCGGCCTTGGCCGAAGGGGAGCGGCGTTTTGCCGCCCCCCTCTTGCGTGCAGTGGTTGCCATGACTACCACTCGACTTCTTCGCCGTTGGTTCCGGTTTTGACCGATGCGCGGGGCGCCTCAGTCACCTCGAAGCCGTAAGCCTCAGCGGTGCCGCCGCTGCTCCAAGTGACCAGATCCAAAATCTGGACGGCTTTCGGCTGCAGCGTGATTCCGGCGCCGAGCGACGCGGTGTACCAGAAGTATGGCACCACAGCGACCTTGAGCTTGCTGCCGCCGCCGATGTTTTCGTTGGTGATCTGACCGGAAGCATCAAACAGCTTCGGTTGGCGCGTGTACGTCTCGCCGTCCTTGCTCTTGCCGGTCGCCTTGACCTTCAGCTTGAGCTGTACCAGTCCGTCGTTCTCGGACCATGGCGCTGCGTGGATCTTGAGAGTGTCCTTTTTCAGCTCGCGTTTTTTGTCGGCGACGAACTCGGAAAACATGGCCTCGATCTGTTTAAGAAACGGCTCCGCGTCTTCGGCGGACATTTCGAGGTCTACTTTGTATTGGCCTTCCTCGCTGAACTTGGTGTCCGGCGAGTTGAGTCTGGGATAGCGAGCGACGCCCGCGGGTGTGGTTATGGTTTTATTCACTTTGTGTATTTGGGTTTGGTGTTTTTGGTTGGATGGGAAAATCGCTGTGGCGCATGAGTTCGCAGAAGTCCTCGAATGTGAGAGTGACCAGCATGCGGCAGTGATCCTTGCGATGGATCACGGCACAGTTTTTGCGCTCGGCGTCGCGGTAGGCTTGAGCGATAGCCGCATCGAGGTCGAAGCGCGCGCGGCCGTGGCGTTTGCACTCGAAGTGCCAGTCCGGCAAGCAGGGCACAATCACGTCTGGTGCGGAGATCCCCCAAGATCCCTGCGAGACCTGTGCGCCCCGCCGTGCCGGAAAACCTTCGGCGGTCAGAGCCTTGGCGACCTCGCGCTCGAACGAGGCGCCCTTCTGTCGGGAATTAATCACTCGTTGATGGCCTCCCATAGCTGTTTATCCGGCGCGTAGACGCTGTTGCCCTCGTCGGTCAGGCGCGGCGCGGAGACGATGTTGCTGACCGGAGCCTTCGCATCAAATCGCGTCAGGCTGGGACGCCATGTCATATTGAGCGTGCCGGTTCGTCCGGCCCTGTGCTTGGCGATGATTAGTTCCGCGTCTTGCGGCTCCGGTTCCTCGTCTTGCACTGCGTAGTAGGATGGCCGGTGAACGAGAGCGACCAAATCGGCATCCTGTTCTATGCTGCCGCTCTCGCGCAGGTCGGAGAGCTTCGGCCGGTTGTCGGGCCGGTTCTCCGCTTGCCTGTTTAACTGCGCGGCGGCGACCACTGGAATGCCAAGTTCCATCGCCATCGCTTTTAGTCCGCGCGAAACAAAGCCGACCTCGTTCTCGCGCGACTTCGCATTCGAGTGCGAGACGAGCTGCAAATAATCAACAAAGATAATCTTCACGCCCCACCTGCGAACGGCCAACCTTGCACGTCCGCGGATGTCCAACAAAGACATGCCACAGCGGTCATCTATGTACAGCGGCTCGCCAGAAAAATCCAAGGCAACGGAACCAATGCGGCGCTTTCCGGCCTGATCGACGAATCCATTGCGGACCAGCTCGGTGTTGGTGTTGGCGCGGGACAACACTACGCGAGCGGCTAACTCGTTGGCTGGCATCTCCAGCGAGAAGTAGAGCACCGGAACCTTGCGGCGCATCAGGTTGTCCGCGATGTTCATCATCAGCGCGCTCTTACCCATGGCCGGTCGTCCAGCGATGATGCTCAACGTGCCGCCGCGGAGACCGCCGGTCACCTGATCCAGATCAGCGAAGCCGGTGCGCAGGCCGAGCGTCTGCTTGTTGTCCATTAGAGCCTCCAGCTCTTCGAGGAGCGACGGCACGATGTCGGCCGCGCTGCGCATCGAGTCGGTCGGAGCGCCGAGACTGAGCGACAAGACGCTCTCTCCGGCGGACTGCAGCACCTCGTCGGCGTTCGCGGCCATGTCGTTAGCCGCTGCCTGCATGGCGACGGCCGCGGAGATAATCGAGCGACGGCCATGCAGATCGCGCAAAGTTTGCGCATGGTATTCGAGCGCGGACAAACCTCCGCACGCTTGCATAAGAAACTCGGTGATAGCTCCGGCGCCGCCGACAAAGGTCAGCTTCTTCTGCGCGTCGAGCCTCTGCGTGACGGCAACGATGTTGGGCACACCGCCGTCTGCGCGGATCTCGTTGATCGCATCGAAAATCGCGCGATGCGCCGGAGTGTAAAAAAGATCGCCGTGCAGTCCGGCAACTTCATCGGCGAGCTTCGGCTCGGCCATGAGTGTGCCTAGCACAGCCTTCTCGGTGTTTGGGCTTTGTGGGGTGGTGGTGGTTTTCATACAAAGTTGTTGTCGTCGTCGTCATCACTCGCTGCCATCGCTGCCAGAACCAGCAGCGCGAGGAGCGTTAGGTAAACGAGCGATTGCACCGGACTCATTGCGCTCCCTCCGGCGTTGACGCATTTCGTAGCGACGCTTGAGCCAGCGGTCGCACGCTTCGTCCACCGCTATGACATCGTCTGCTACATGGGGCCATACGCTTTTAAGGGTTTGTTTAAGTTCGGGTCGCATGGGCTGCCGTTTCTACGTCGTTCGGCGTGGTGGCAGCCGTGGGTTCTTGGTGTGGGCAAGTGTGGACAAATGCGGACATAGGGGCAACAACTTTTAAGCGTTTTCTGCAAAAAATTTCATCCCAGTTTTCGCGGTATTTTGAGCCGTCTACCGGCCGCGGGGCGTCGCCCTTTCCGGCGCTCACAGCGGCTCCTCCACGGCGAGCAGGGCTTCGTGCTTCTCGTCGCTGACGTCGGGAGAGAGCGCCGCGCACCGCTTCAAGACGAGCTTGAGCCGATTGACGCGCTTAATCAGCTCGCGCTTCTCCGCTTCGAGGTTGGCCATTTCGGCCGAGTTGCGCTTGTCCTCGGCGCGGTAGAACTCCAGCTCCGCGGAGGAGCCGAAGTTGCTACCGAAGCCGATCTCGCCGACCACTAGCTCAGGATTCACTTCTTGGCCCTCCCTTGCTCTTCGGCGAGCCGCTCGATGACCGCGTTGAGCAGCAGATAGAGCGCGTCGAGCGTGGCCTTGGCGTCGTCCACTGACGCGGTGATGGTTTCCATGTTGATGGTGTACTCAGCCAACTTGGGCTGAACCGACTTGGTTTTAGCTGTGCGCTTTTTCATGTGTGTGGGAAATGATGAAGAGGGGGGTAAGACATTTGCTGTCCGAGGGGTTAATATAAAATTGATAACTTAGTGGGGGGGGGGGGGCAATCAGTTATTAGGACGCGCGAGGGATTTTGCGACATCGTCTAGCAGTTCCCAATTGCTTGGCTTCCGGTGCCGCTCTGGGGAGTAACGGATTTTCTGCCTGCCGCTGATGTCGGAAAACGCCCAGAAGACAAACTGATTGATGTCTGACAGGTATGCCGCAAGGACGTCGAAGTCTCCAAAGGCGTAAGCCTGCTTGCTGCCGTTCCTTACAAACACCGCATAGCTTTGGTGCGACGCATCCCACCATGCCGTCTTGACCTGCACCTTGATTGGCGTCGTCCACGGTCTTAGCAGGCAAACATCGGTCGTCTGCGCGTGGCCAAAGGGCATGTAGATCTCCCAGTCGTGGACAATTGCGCCAGCGGCAAAAAGCATTTCAGCCATGTCGCCTTTGCGGCAGGACGATGGTTCCGTTTGGGTGGCAGTCATGCCGCCTCCAATCTTGCGCGCTGCAGGCTGCGCTCTAGGGCGCTGGGACCGGACGTCTGCTGCGGCAGAGGCTGCGGGTTATGCACTCCTCCGCGCTTGTCGCGGTATTTGTCGGTGTAGGGCTTAACGTAAGCGCAGGCGATGGCGGTCTTGATGGCTTCGACGGCTTGCCATTCGTTGACGGTCGCCAGCTCATCCAAGATGATCTTGGCGGCGCGCAACGTCATGGGGTTGTTTCGCCCGCGGATCTTGCCGGTGCGAAATTCGCAAAACTCGCCCCACCATTTGTGGAAGCCGGAGCCGGAGTGGGGTAGGGGAAGCGAATCGGGGCCGACAACCTCGACCGGAACCTTGGCCTTGCGCGGTTTGGATTCGGGGGCGCCGGTTGCTGCCTCGTCCTTTTTGGGAGGATGCGAAGGCGACGGAGTCGCCGGAGTGTCACCTAATAGATGTTCCTTATTGTTACTTATTGTTGGGGTCCGATTCTGACACTCCTTGGGTCCAATCGTGACACTACTTGGGTCCAAAATTTGGACCCGTCTCAATTTGACACCCATCTCCGGCGCCAGTCCGACAATGCGCCAAACGGTCGCCTCGGAGCCGTTTCCGGCGATGCGGCGATGACCCTTCTCGACCATGGCCAGCTCGCCGAAGTCCTGCAGGCGGCGCAAAGAGCGGGCAACGGTTGAGCGAGCCAAGCGCGTCTTGCTGCACAGCTTGCCCCAAGATCCAAAACAGTTGCCATTCTCATCCGCAAAGTCAGCCAGCGCGAGCAGCACCAGCCGGTCGGCGCCTTCCGCCTCGCTCTTCTCCCAGACGTAAGAGGTCGCTGCGACGCTCATTGTGCCCTCCTCAAACGGTTGCGCTTGCTGATATCCGAGGACTCAAACTGCAAGACACCTTCCGTCGTGGCTATGCCGGTGTATTTAACCCTTAGCGTGTCATGCGGCGGGCAGACCGGCTTCCAGCTCTCAGCGTCTTTCACCCAGCAGATCGCGCGCACGTTCCACCGCGGCACGCCCTCGATGTACAGCATGTGCGAGTTTCGCGGGGTCTGCGCCTTGCAGAGCTTGATGTTGGAGAACTCGTCGCCCTGCAGAATGCCGACCTGCCGCGCAGTCTCCTCGGCCAGCTCCTTGGCTGACTTGGGGGCGGCGACTAGGTTGGTCTCTGGCTTCGGCTCCGCGGCCGACACCGGCTCGACCGGCGGGGCGGCTACCGGTTCAGACACCGGATTGGGACCGGATACCGGCTTGGGGGCGGGTTGGGGTTGGGGTTGAGGCTGAGGCTTGAAGGCGGCTTTGGCTTTATCGATGAGGTTTTGCATGGGTGTTTTTGTGAAAAATTTTGCGAGGGCTTACCGGTCGGGGGTTTGCGAAGAAAAAATCAAGTCAGACCCCCTCCCCCCCTCTGTACAGAGGAATGTGCGAGGGGTTAATCGCTGTGGCTCCATTATACATTCTGGACATAGTATTCGGTTATAGCGTAAGTCGTTGAACATCAGCATCGATGATCTCCGGTTTCGGGGTGGAGTTGACCGGCGGGAGGGCGGAAGCGGTCTTTTGTGGCGCGTCTCCGCTCACCTCGACCGGTTCAAACGCCACATCCACCACATCGCCACGCGCCTTGAGTCCGGCCACGAACGTATCCCAAGCCTCTGCGGCCGGTGCCGTGACATGCTCGACGCGCTGCGTGGCGCCGCCTGAGAGCAATTCTGATTTCTCCGTGGCAACCGCGCTCATGATGGTCAGCTCGTGAGACTTCATGTCGGGGATTCGGTCAAAGAGTTCGGCGGTGCCGACAGCGGCCAGCGTCTTCCAATTGCGCGCGGTAATCTCCCGCGCCTTCTCTAGCAGCTCGGGACGATTGCGGATCATCGCCATCACGGTGTGGTGCGAGGTGTTAAACGCTCGGCAGATCTGCCGCACTGACATGCCCGCCATGTGTGCTGCCGCGATAGATTCCGCCTTGGCTTCGGGCACTTGGAGTCCGCTGCTGTTGCGCACCTTGTAGATAGGCACCTCGGACTCCGGCTTGGGCTTCTTCGGCTTGGGCTTAGACTGTGTCTTAGGTCTGGCCATGTCAGTGTCTTGCGTACTCTCCATGAAGTCTCTCGCGGCCAGCTCTTACAGCTTGCGCCGCTTCCTCGATTGTCTCGTAGCAACCGAAACTGTGGCGGCGCCCCTTAAACGTCACACGCGTTGTCCATCGCTTGTTCACAGGATGCCAAGCGACACCCTTTGTTCCGCTATAAGATCGCTTATTCCCGCGAGTGTTGTGCGCGTTCTGCAGCGCGGTTGCTTCCCTCAAATTGCATGCGCGGTTGTCTGCGGGATCGCCGTTGGCGTGATCACACATCGGCTGCGGCCAGTGACCGTTCGCTAGAGCAAATGCAATTCTGTGCGTTCCGATCTTGTTGCCCGAAATGCCAACATATCGATATTTGCCCCGCGGCGTGCCGATGACAGATCCAGCTTGCGCCCTGCCTCTTGCCCGACCGCTGCGCTCCTTCCAGCACATCTCTCCAGTCTCAGGATTGTAGTCGATCATGCTGCGCAGCATCTCGATGCTTACCGGCCGCTTGATGGTCATTTCGCTCCTCCTACCCTTCCGCTCAAACAAAGCGCCTCCTGCTTGATTTTAGCCGCTCCACTCTGCGCTGAGATGTCGCGCAAAATCTTGGTCAGACCCCGAATTACGCTCTTGGCCTTGGCCGCGGTGCAATCGAGCGCCCAGAGGGTGAGGTGACCGCCCATAATGGCGTACCCGAAGCGCCGCGCGCCCTTGATGCGGCGCAGCGCGCTCGACAGCTCCTGCACGCGGCTCTGGATCACCCAGCGCTTGCCGGTCGTGTTCCAATAGCACAGCGCCGCGGGATATCGCGTCAGGCCGGTCTTCGGGTTGACGCTGTTGGTCGTCACTCCGCGTCCTCCTCGCGTCCGCAGCGAATGGCCCAGAGGAACATGAATCCGTAGGCAGCGAGCGCGCCGACCGGCATGCCCGCGGCGAAGCCGATGAGGATGAAGCCGAGGTCAGCCACGGTGCCGCTTCCTCCAGATGCGCTGCGCGATGATTAGCATGATGTGCGCAGGCACCGTTGGGGCGGCACCTCGATAGGTCTTAGTTCTCTTTCCGGTATTCATGTGGGGTTAGGCTTGGGCGTTGGTATCTCAGGGCAAATCGGTAGCCGCTCATGAAGGCATCGCGGCGACCGGAGGCGTGCGCCGCGAAGTAGGCTTCTTTGCGGGTGAGGTGAGCGGACGCGCGTCCTTTGCGGAAGGCGCGCGAGACATGGTCTACGAGGTCGGCAAGGATCTCAGTGCCGTCGCTCACGCGATCCATGGCCATGGCCGCGTTCGAGCGCCAGCGGGAGTTGCTCTCGTAGGTCTCAAGGCTGAACGCCTTGGCGCGGTGGGTGAGTCGGTGCGCGGTCGTCATGCTGCGACCTCCATGCGTTGCAGCCGGTTGATCTCGCCACATGCGGCGCGGACAAGCTGCGCTCTGAGATCGCGGCTCTCACCGCGTGCTTCTCGCATCATGGCGTCGCACTTCATGTTGTCGTCGCGCAGTCCGTCGTTCTGTTGCTCAAGGTCGGCGATGCGGTCCTTGAGTTGGATGGTCTCGTTCCGGTAGCTGTCGCGGGATGCGCGCAGGCAGCGGATCAGATCGTCCTTGTCGATCTTGTCCTTGTAGGTCTTGAGCTGCTCTTCGGTGTTGCGCAGTCGCGCTTCGAGCTGTTGAATGCGTTCGGCGTCGCTCACTTCGCGCTCCCTTCATCCCAACCCTTGCGCAGCTTCACATAGGCAAGCAGCGCGGTGTGGATCTCATTGCTCGCCGCGGCCATCGCCTTGGGCGAGGTTGTGACGTGCGCTAGGTCCGGCAGCGCCGCGGCCAGCACCTCGCACATCCGGCGTGCCTCGTCGCGCTCGTTGAGCAGCCTTTGCATGGGAGCGCGCAGGACCGGCAGCGTCTGCACCATCGCCGCGGCGACGTGCGTTGAACCGAGGCACTCAGGATCTCCGCACTCGCACATCTCCTGCTGGTAGTAGCTCATGTCGATCATGACCGGCCTCCGATGCGGTTGATGACTTCGAGCGCGAGGAACACGCTGAACGTCAGCGCGACGACGGACACAAACGTCGTGTCGGTGAGGTAGCTCAGGGCTTCGAGCATGGTGGGTGTGTTTGTCATAAAGGTTACTTGCTGGTGCGCAGTGCGCGCTTCTGCATGAAGGCTTCGAGCGCACGGTGGGAGATGCGCGTCCCTCGTTGTCCGCCCACCGAGAACGCGGTGAGTTCGCCGGAGCGAATGAAGTTTTCGAGGACTGTGCGGCGGCAGCGGACGGCTTTGGCCGCTTCGGTGACAGTTAGTACAAGAGGTGTGGTCATAAAAGTAATGGCGTACGCAAAGGTGCACACAATGCGGACCTGCGTGCAAATCTTTTTTTTGGGGAGCGTGCGTCATAGGGTGAAGACCCCATGTCCGGCGCATGGGCCGGTGTTGACATCGTGAGGACTTGGGCGGACGTTTGCGGACGTATGAAAACCAAAACAAGGGCAGCACGTCCCGATAGCAAGCGCGTTACGGTTTCGCTTCTGCCCACGCTACACGCCAGAATCATGCGAGCTGCGCCCGCGCACCGCGTGAGCAACAACCGGTATGCGCAGATGGCGCTCGAATTCTTCCTCGACTGCGAGGAGGCATTCGGAGGGCCGCTTACGGACCAGTTCCGAGGCATGACGGTGCGGCACCTCAAGCAAACGCAGGAAAAACTGCAGCAGTTTCTCGCCGAGCAGTAATTTTTTTTCTGCCTGTAAGTCGCTGATTTACAGAGAAAAACGCATTTTCACCATGCAGGGGCTAAATTATTTCTTTGACGCGTCCACAGTCGTCCTCTAAAGTCCGCACTGTTATGCAAAACACATACACAACACAGCCTTGGACATCACACCGCGCGGTCGCCAATCCGGTGACGCCCGCGATCACCCAGCACACCGCGGAAGCGCGCGACCTGCAGACCGTTGCCGGTCGCGGCGAGCTGCTGTTCCACGTCCTCGTCGGCGGCGATGGCCTCCGGCCGGTGCGCGCAGCCTACGCGGCCAACAGTCAGCTCCGCGCCGAGCAGCTCGCGCTCGCTTGGACGCGCTCCCGCTGGGCGAGAGACCAACGCCAACTTTTCGTCATCGAGACCGAGATCGTTGACTAACCACCAACCACCAACCACCAACCACATGAAAACACACACCACCAACATCCGCTGGAACTTCAACCAGCAACTCACCCGCCTCCGCACCGGCGACCTCGTCCGCTACGACGGCCGACCGGTGCGCGTCGAGCGCGTCACACCAACGGCAGCCTACATCGCGCTGCCGGTCGAACCCCGCACGTTCACCACCCTGATGGGTCAGACGGTGACCGTGAAGGCCAAGCCGAAGTGCGTTGCCATCTCGGCGAACTCGGAGATACCTGTCTTGAACCGGAGGGCTGCTTAACACCCCAGCGTCTACACGATATGAAAAACACCACAGCACCTAAGCACAGCAAACAAACCGCGGCGGCGCGCAAATATGAGGCCGAGTGTGAGGCCAAGCGACTGCGGGTCCGCAAATATGTCAACCGGCTGACCGCTTACGCTCCGAGCGAATGGGGCGAGTCCTGCAGCTCGACCGGAGCGCGCCTGACGTTCCGCGCCACCATGATCCTGCACCGCATCGATGACGCCATGATCGGCACGCCGGACTACATGGGCTTGGCCTACTGGTGGGCCGAGGAATACAAGCACCACCTGCGCGCCGCCACACCGGCCGAGTGCAAGCGTGCCCATGACAAACTGATCGCCGAGGGGCTTGCTCTCGATGGCGTCAGCGACCGCCACAGGGAGATCATCTACAAGATAACCGAGCGCAGCGTGCGCAAGGCATTCGGAAAATGACCACCCTCAACACCCACGCCATCGCGCAGTCCGCGGCCACGTTCAACGCGGACCATGATTACGATCTGCAGGCGGCGCTCAAGTTGACCGAGCTGGTCATCAGCCACGCGCACATGGTGCAGCTCGCCCGCAAAGAAGCCGCGGACCCGCAACTGATGCTGCCCATCGAGGAGGTCGCATGACCCCCAAAAAAAGGCTGTTGACGTGTCCGCAAAAGTCCACTAATGTCCACGTTGTAATGAAAACCAAATCCAAACCAACCATCAGCGCCGCGCTTGCCGCGACGCATCAAGTTATCAGCGCCCAGCTTGAGCCGTACAAGGCCGAGTGCATCGAGCGCGCCGAGCGCGCGTTCCTCGACTACATCGAGAACGTCATCAAACCGGCCCTCGAAGAAGGCGGATACGACCTGAACGAGATTGCACCGTATCCGAGCAGCTTGCATGAGAGCCGCTCGTCTTACCTGCACAAGCAGCGCTACCGCGCTGAGATTAGCTCGCTGACCGAGTCGCTTCCACGCGAGTCATTCTCGCCGAGCGCGCCGGAGATTGTGAAACTTAGCGACGAGCGCGTTGCCCGCCGCGTGCAGCAGACCCGCGACGCCATGGCTACCGACTTCGACGGCTACGTCAACAAGCTCTCCACCAAGATCGGTGAGGGCGTCGTGTCGGCCGAGATCACCGGCAGGCTCTGGGACTACAGCACGCTAACCGTCACCAAGAACGACGGCAGCGTCGAGCGCTGGCGCACCCAGCAGATCATCAACGTGTCCTGCCTTGGCAAACTCTTCAACCAGTGGCCAACGCGCCGCTCAAAATAATGCGTCTCACCAGAGCACTCATTAACAAGGCCATTGCCCACACTCGACTCCGAGTGGAGGGTCATGGCGATGGATACTTCTACTTTATCTGCACCGATACCGGATACCAAATGGGGTTGAACGTGAATGTCTGCAGGTTGAACCATCAACCGATCAACACTTGGATCTCAGACGCTGAAGAAGCGCGTAACTCCAACATCATCGAAGGAATACGAGAAGACGGCGTTTTGCCGCATGATCATGGAGGGTTTGACGGATGAACATCATGAACGCAGCACAAGCAAAGCAACAGGTTGCCGCGGAGCTGGTAAACAATCCGCCAAACGATGGGCCGTGGACGACCGGCAACCAGATCAACAACCGCGTTGGGCACGCTCAATACGACGCGCGTGACGCCAACGGAGAGTGGTTTGTAACCATGCTGTTCTATGCCCCAAGCAATGCTCGCTCCAACGCGCGCCTTATGGCGGCGGCGCCTCAACTGCTCGAAGCGTGCCAGATGGCCTTGGCGCAGCTTGAGGTGACCATGCCTCAAAGCGCGTGGCTTGGCCAAATTCGCAACGCTATCCGCACCGCAACCGGACCACTTGAATAACATGACCACCCTTAACCCGCTCGCCCTCCTCGCGCTGGCCTTGGCGGGCTGCGCGGCCACACCCAACGACTACAACACCGAGCAGGCGCTGCCGGTCCTCACGATTGACATTCGCAGCATTCCGACCGGCGCCGTCATCTACATGAACGCGGAGTATGTCGGCACCACACCGCTGCAGCTCAAGGTCGTCGCCGACAAGTTTGGCAACTGGCAGAAGCCGACGCGCTTCCAAGCGTATGTGCCGCACGATACGCAGAACTTCGAGGAGGCGCTGTATCCCTCCGGCTCCCGCGTGCCGTCTCGCCTGCTGCTGCGCGTGCCGCGCTACACGCACTGGTACAGCGCAACGCAACCCAAGGCGCCACAGACCGCGCAAACCCTGCAGGTGCGATGATGCGTCACGATTACTTCGCCACCGGCACCTTCCCATGGGACGGCCTGCGACTCGCCGGTCGCGTCTTCGACTCGCCGGAGCTGTTCTCGATGATGCGCCGCCAGTGCCTAAGCGATGGCTGCGTGCGCAACGCCTGCCTCGAACTCGATGTCCTGCCATACGCCGAAGAGGTTGCGGAGATTGAGGCGCATATTTGCCGCATCGAGGCGGCTTACTGCTAACGCAAAACGGCCGCGGGCATCTCTGCCAGCGGCCGCTAGGACTACACCGGCTTCAAGCCGAGCCACTCGAACAGGACCGTGATCCAGCTCAAGTTGCTCCGCTCGCCGACAAACCCTGTCGCGCCATAGGGACCGTAGACGATCCCAAGGGGCGAGGACGTTTCGTAACGCATCTGCGCACCTCCTTTCCGCCATCTATTCTACCACCTTAACGTGGATAGATTTAGTTACTTTTTAGACACGTTGCGCCGGACCTGTCTAATTACTTGGCTTATCCCAGACTGACGCCACATCCACCTCGCGGTCGTACACCGCGTAGAATCTCGCCGTCGTCTGGGGGCTGGTGTGGCCGAGCATGTGCTGCACCAGCGAGATCTTGCCGGTCGCGTTCAACATGTCGGAACCGGCCTGACGTCGCAGCTCGTAGGCTGCCGAGCGCCGGTCGGGGATGAACTCGCGGACCCACGCATTGAACATCCGCTCCATGAATCTCTTGCGCGCGTCGAAGGTCTTACCGGTGATGAGGTAGTCGCCCTCGACCGCGAGCAGCTCCGCGGACATCCATTCCGGTAGCGACATGACGCGGCCGCGGTTGTGGCCGGTCTTGAGTGTGACGTTCTCCTCCGGCCGCTCGATGATGACGATAACCTTCCGGTCCTCGCGGTCCTCAATCCAGCTCTTGCGGGCGGCGCCGCACTCCGAGGGGGTCATGCCGAGGTATCGAGTTAGTAAATACGCGCGGCGCGTGGACCCGCCGATGGCCTTGCTCGAAGCGTCCATCCTTTCGAGGATCTCCGGCGCGATGCGAACGAACGTGCTGACCGGCGCCTTCATGCCGGTCGTGGCCGCGCAGAACGTGGCGATGTTGTCCGGTAGCTCGAAGCCTTCCCATTCAAGGCTGTGCGCGAAGATCGAGCGCGTCGAGGCGAGGTTTGTACGGACGGAGTACGGACTGCCTTTGTAGTTGCGCTGGTACTTCGAGATGAGCGCGGGCGTCAGGATGGACAGCGGCTTTGACTTGATGGCCTCGACGTCGTCGGTGCCGAGCGCGACGCGCAGGAAACGGAGCATGCAATTGACATTTTCGTGCCTGCTATTGATCTTGCTGACCATCTCGTAATGACGGATCGCCGCACCAATAGTCTCCGAGTTGTCGCGCAGCGCGTGATCGCGCAGGGCAGCGATACCCTTTGCCGCGGTGTCATCGAGGATGACCTTAGCTTTGACCTTGGCCAGCGCAAGGTCTTCGGTGCCGAGGCTGACCCGCTTACGCTTCCGGTCGCTAGGGTGGTAGAATTTGAGCTGCCAGAATGGGGAGTTGCCGACTCGGTGAATCGTTCCGGTGATGCTGCTGCTTTTGATCGTGTGTGTGGCTTCCATGCCGCAGTCATTGCATGGAAAAAATCACAGCGCAAGCACGCACTGCCGGAGTGCCTCAAGATCCGGCAGCACTTAGGCGGATTCTCCGGCAGTGGGACTAGTCGTTTAGGACAAGTGCGGACAATCGCGGACGGCTTTTTACTCTATAATTTGATTCTCGCCGGTATAGCTCAGTGGTAGAGCACCTGATTTGTAATCATCTGCGGACCCAGCATTCATGCGGGTTGGCGGGCACTCTGGCACCTTATCTGGCAGTGCCGTTTTTGGCGGTTTTACAACCGGCGGCTTTCGGAGCGCTAC